CACTGAGTTATTAATTTTTTTGTGAAATAAAAAGGGGGCGGGGTTGTGCTGGCCCCGCCCCCAAGAGAGCCAATGAAGGACTATTGAGAGAACCGTTTAAAGGTTTTTCGTGTGGCGAAGCGGATCAATAATGCGAAGCGCAATAACACAACGGCCAGCCGTCAGGTTGGCGTAATCATCACCGGTTACCTCAAGTAGGATGTCAGTTTCGGCAGCAGCACCGCCGACTGGCTGACTCTGGTTGCCGGTAAACAAATCCCCTGTGCTAATAGCTGGCACACCAGTAGTAGAGCCATCAACATCAAAAGCGTTGATATATTCGTCTGGATCGCCTGTTGTGGTGCCAACGTCAATTACAACATTGGGCGTGCCGCCAGCAAAAGCAACATCCTCAACCGCATAAGCCATTTCAACACAAGCCCCGCGAGGCTGTTTTGCAATTGCTCGCTGGTTACTTGAGTTTAGGAAGTTACTGTCTTTAAGGTCATTGTAGTCAAACGAAAAAACGTGAGTTACTCCGTCAACAGATTCAAATGTGCCAAGTTTAGCCATAATATTTACTCCTAAATTAAAGATATTAAGAGGAGAGGGATGCAATTTTACCAAAAGCACCGGGATGCAAACAACAGAGCGTCAGCGTAACATCACAGTAACCGCGCTCGCCACCGCCCAGATTGGGAATCGGCGTAGATCCAAGCGGAATAAATTCCGCAATATGGTAGTAATCGGGGTTTAGGAGAAACGCAGTGTCCTTTTGGGTGGTGTCAGAAGCACAATCAGGATTCATGTTCATGATTGAAATAACACCGTGATGCGTTTCGTAGAGTTCAACATTGAGCTTAATTAACCCAGTCTCACCATTGTAGTTGACGTTTCTAACGGACTGGTTGGAGCCCCCACCGCTAGGATCTAAACGAGCAAAGTCGGAAATTGTGCGCCGAACCGCAGTGTCTGCCACCAGCGTTAAGTTTTGAACAGTTCCACTTTTGCGCCAGATCCCGGTAACCATGTCATTAAGATTGGTTTCCGTTAAAGCTTGACCCGCGTGGACAGCCGCAGGGTCGGTACGGTATTCCTCGGCAACATCAGAAGGACCAGCGCTATCAATCCACTTCCCAAATCCGCGCATCAAATAAGGTGATCCGCCTGAAGTTTGCTGCTGCCGATCTCCTTCAGACAAAACACGTTGCTCAACGTCGCGTTTTACTTCGCGCATTGCCTTCAATTCAGCCTGAACAAAGTTAACCGGCCCAATAGAGTTGGACGCTTCCTGAAAATCAGAAACCTTGTAGGATCTGCGGAACTTCTGAACGTAGTTTCCGAGGCGTTGGATGTTGGCAAACTTATCGTCGAATGTATCGACATCAGAGCCCTCCGCAACACCGGAAGAACTTGGAGCCGAAAGAGAATCTACCCCCCACTCATGGAAAGTAGAATTCGCTTTCAAGCGATTTGCCATCGATGTAACAGGAGTTTCCTCCGGAGCAAGGATATTCAGGATATCTGAAAGATCCTCGCGGTTGGCTACAGCAGCACCCTGACCAGTGGTGGCCGCTGGTGCGCTGGGATCAAAAGTAGACGAAAATGACATTGTAATTAGATTAGATTGTGCCTCCGCCTGCTATAGGCATCAGCCTTATGATTGACGTGCTAAGAGTTGTTTTTGACGTTTAACTACCCAATCGTTGGTAGAACCACTAGACTTAAACCTAGAATCAAGATCCTTTAAAGCACTGGCATCGGAGTCCCCTATCCCTTCACCTGCATTTCGGCCCGGAGAGCTGGGCGGAGTCATAGCGGGGACAGCGGGTTTAGGAGTAGCAGTTGGCGAAAGAGATTCACCTCGAGTAGATCCTTCTACAGCCCAGTAAACCAGTGTTTTAAGCTGGGCAGCAAGGGCGGGAAACTGTTCTCTGAGCAATGGAAGGGCCGCTTGCAACGCAGGGTCTAAAAGCATTTGATCTGCTTTTTTGCGTTGTGGAGAATCGGCCCTTTCTGCCCAAACAAGATCCTTGGCAAGCTGTTTCTCCAACTGCGCCTCATAAGCTTCGGCTTGTTTGCGAAAAGTAGCAAGCTTCTCTTTGCCCTGCACAACTTTTAGTTGGGAGGGCAGGTGATCCTTTCGGGCAACCCGCAAAAGCCGCAGCTTTTCGCGGACTTCGCGTTTAGTCAATTGAAGGCCATCTTCATCGAAAACGGTTGCGTCGGCTGACGCATCCGACTCATCGATCAAGATATCTTCCATTCGAGCAATGAGGTGATCCAGCTCGCCAGCTTTTTCCTTGAGTTCCTCAATAGAAGAAAGGTTTCGGTAAGGATTTTCTTCTGGAGAAAGCTTGCTAGCTAAAGGATCTTCATCTGAAGATACATTTTTAAGTGCTTCTTCGGCTCGTTGACGCTCGGCATTGCGTTGCTTTACTAGCTCTGCAATTCGTGCGCTCGCCCCTTCCTTGTTAGTTTTTGCCCAAAGCTGAAACCTTTCCAGCTCTTCGGGAGAGAGGTCTTCGATGCCAGACTGAGAAAGAACTTCCTCCTCTTCGGGTGGAGTGGCCGGATTTTCTTGAGAATTTTCAACCGGCGGCAAAAGCCGTCTTTCGAGAAATTCCTCAGAGCTTAGATTTTTTGCGGGGGTTTCACCATCCCCGGTTGGTGTTTCGACTGGTGTAGTGTTCATCAATAAGAACGCCAATTCGCTGGCGGAGCGATTTTATTTATATGTTAGTGCTGGATTTAATTCGCAAGACGCTTACCTCAAAAACTGGCTATGCATTGCCATAACTCGTTGAGCATCTGAATTTTTTAATATTTCATTGTAAGCAAGAATTTTCCCTGCAATTTGCTGTAGTTGCTCTGTCCCGGCAGCAAACATTTCATCTTGAGCAAGTTCCTTCAACCGGTCAACTTCCTGTAAAAAACGAGCGAACGCGTCATGCCTTGCAAGCTGGTTTAGATCGTCGGACAAAGACGGCAACTCAAGATTGTTATTCGACATTTTTTAGAATATTGTAAAGATTAACAGCTCTACGTTTAGTTTGTTCCCAGTAGGGCGTAAGTTTGGTCCGGGTTTTGTCTGTATATTTGATGTCTTCCGCAGCCTCTTTGTAGTTTCGAGTATCAATGGATTTCTTAAAATCCTTGAATCCAGCCAACCGGTTTTCACCAAGATTATAAGCCATGTCAGTTACAACCAACTGGACGCTTTCAGGGTGAGAATAAAAATCATCTAAATACCTTTCGGCTGTTTTCATGGAAAGCGCAGTTGTTTTTTTTAGAATTTCTCGGGCCACCGGCTTGGGAACAGCCACTTTCCCTGCCCTAACAGCATCCGGGTCAATATTGTATGATCGTAGCAAGTTTTTGTTATAAGCCTCTTCAAGATTAATCCCGTAGCCAACGCTCATTGTATCTTTGCCACGAACAGGGTCCGGGTAAGCCTTAGGTTTATAACCCTCATGGTCTGCAATAAGTGATGAAAAGCGTTCAATCTTTCGTTTTTTTTCTATTGAAGCAATTCGTGCGTTAATAGCTTCGTTCATAGAAATATTAGTCTTACGATTCATTTGCTATATTTTGAGTGTTCATTCCGCCCATTTGCGCCGGTAAAGTTCCAATTCTTCCGGTTTCTCTGTTTTGCGCTTGCATCAAAATCATTTCATACTGGCCGCGATACTTTTGAAGGGCTTGAGAAAACGCTTCATTTTCTGCCATGCGCTCTTGAATTTGTCGTTGTGAAATATATGCGTCTACAATTTGAATAGCCTTGGCTGCGCCATTTGGGCGAGCTGGCATTTCAATGCCAGCGTAAATTCTGGCTAGGTCATTAGTGACCTCTCCCATCAAACGCTCGCTCGCGCCTTCAGTTGGAAGCAAAATTAAGTCTGCCATTACCGGGTCAATAGCGTTGCCGCCAAATTCAATCAATGCGTCAACATTAATTTTAGCATTACGGTCAAACTGCAACAGCGTCATAAAGGCTTGAAACTTTTTTTCAAAAGTTTCCGGGTTCATGTCCGTAACATCGAAATCAATTGTAATATCGAAATCATCGTCAGGATCGCCTTTGCCCAACTCAATCGGGTCAGGACTACCAGTAACACGGAAAAAAACCGAATCAGGGCCATATCTCTGGAATGAACGGTAAGCAGACCGAAGCACTTTTGCTGCGTGTCGCAGGAATTTATCTACTATAAACTGACGCCTAACCGACGCAAGCGGACCATTATCCAACCCAACAAGCCGGTCTGCTTGATCCTGTTGGACTCTTTCCATTTCTGCTGATCCGGGGTCATATGATGGAGACGGTGCCTGGACAATGTCCCCACGACGGCGGTAGGGAATAAAACGACCCGGACCCCAGTCCGAGGGCGCATCACCCGGAGGATGCATAATCGGAGGAATGGTTGCCAGTGAGTTTCGATCTGCCCGCGAATCGCGTTCTGTTTTGACTATAAACTGAATGCCGCGAAGCGTTTTAGCGATGCTTTCGACATCATATAACCGATTATTGTCTTCAGAGATTTTGGTAACATCAACCGGGTAGTCCTCCATGCCGTTCTGGAGTTCAAATTTAGCATATCCCGGAATGCCATCAGTCCCATTAAAATCAGCATGAACAACAGACAAGTAAATCCCCTCAC